GGTGAAATGCCATGCACAGAGAAATCTAAAACTACAACTCCAGATCGTTTGGAGAAGATGGTTCAAGACAATCTGTGTCATATGGCAATTACTTTGACGGATAATGGAAGAGTGCGTAATTTTGAATGTGACGCATTCTTTCCAAAATCAAATGTTGCTGTTCTCCCACGTCATATGTGGAAGGCTGACGATATTAAGGCTAAATTCACTCGACATGATCCTTCCTTAATTGGAGGCAATTTCGAGTGTTTCTTGTATCGTAAGTTCAGCGTTGACATTCCCAATACCGATTTGTCCGTGGTATGGGTCCCCAATGGTGGGGATTGGAAAGATTTGACAGATTACTTTCCATTGCAACGTTTTGCTAGTGTGCCAGCCCGTTTGACATTCAAGAAACAAGATGGATCCTGTATTGGGTCTAAATTGATGATGGATGTTGGTGAGGTTGTCACATATGCCGCAGAATTTTTTGGAGCAAAGTACAATTTGAAGTTTGAAACCTTCGAAGGTTTGTGTATTGCACCATTAATCACTGAAACCCGTGGACCACTTATTGGTGGGTTCCATTTGGGTGGAAAGAATGGCGAAACGCGTGGATGTAGCGGTCTCTTGTTGAAGAGTGAATTTGATAGCGCTTTTGAGATGTTACGTAAGGTTCCCGGAGTTGTATTGTCTAAAAGTTCTGGCACTGTGCCAAAAGAGCTTTATGATGTACAATTCTTCGAGAATACCGATGTACACCCGAAAAGTCCAATCAATTTCTTGCCCGAAGGTACTAATTGCAAGTATTACGGGCAGGTCAAAGGTCGCGCTTCATATTACTCAGATGTAGAGACTACTGTCATATCAGAGCACGTGGAGGACGTGTGTGGGGTACCTCAGAAATGGGGGGGTCCCAAATTCCGTAAAGGATGGCCTTGGCAAGCGTCATTGCAGTATTCAACTAAACCATCGTGTGGTATCGAAGGTTCATTGTTGGAACTTGCGGCTGATGATTATCTTAAGGGTCTCCTTAGGGCATTGGATGATATTCCTAGTCTGAAGATGGGTGTCAAACCGTTGACGGAAATTGAAACCGTCTGTGGAATTGATGGACTTCGGTTCATTGATAAGATGCCACCTACAACTTCTATTGGGTATCCTCTATCTGGTCCAAAATCGAATTTCATTACGTTATTGGATCCAACAGATCATCCTACCCATCAGTGTCCCGCTGTATTGGATCAGCGTTTTTGGGACCATGCTTATGAAATGGAAGCTCTTTACCTGAAAGGGGAGAGAGCTTATCCAATTTTTAAAGCATGTTTGAAGGATGAGCCCACCAAATTGACCAAGGACAAGGTCAGAGTTTTTCAGGGAGCACCAGTTGCACTACAATTGTTGGTGCGCAAGTACTATCTCCCAGTGGCTCGAATATTGTCCATGCTGCCTTTTTCATCTGAATGTGCTGTTGGTGTGAATGCCCAAGGTCCTGAATGGGACCAATTGGCAAAACACATTACGCGCTTTGGAAAGGATCGTATTCTTGCTGGTGATTACAGTAAGTACGATCTGCGCATGCCAGCACAGGTGATGTTCGTAGCGTTTCGTATCATGATGGATATTGCAAAAGAATGTGGTTACTCCGAACGTGATTTAGTTGTCATGGAAGGTATTGCCACAGACATTTGCTATCCTTTGATGGCCTACAATGGAGATTTGATTCAACACTACGGGTCCAATCCTTCGGGACAAAACCTTACAGTGTACATCAACTCTATTGATAACGCTCTCTTGCTTAGGTGTGCATACTATCACATTACTAAGGACCGTGAAAACGTTCCTGAGTTTCGTGATGTATGTTCGCTCATTACTTATGGTGATGATGCGAAAAGTTCTGTTCACGAAGATTTCCCAGAATTTAACCACATTGCTGTGGCGAAGTTCTTGGAAGAACGTGACATGAAATTTACCATGCCTGACAAGGAATCAGAACCTATTCCGTACATGACGGATGAGGAGGCAGATCTGCTCAAACGTGCTAATGTGTATAGTGAGGACACAGGGATGATCATGGGTGCACTTGATGAGGATTCTATCTTCAAGAGTCTCCATGCTACTCTCAAGTCCAAAGCTATTACACGCGAACAACAAGCCATGCAGAATATTGATGGCGGTTTGCGCGAATGGTTTTCCCATGGACGGGATGTCTATGAGGAACGACGTGAGCAGATGAAAGAGGTTGCTAAGCGTGCTGACATTATTCACGGTTGCACTGTCATTCATGAATCTTATGATGATAGATTGCAAAAGTGGAAAGAAAAGTACGATTAAGTGGCTATGTCTTGGGCAGACATTAAATGCATCCCTCTGGGCGTAACCTACCACGTCTAATTACACCAAAAGGGGGCTCTCTGTATTGGATGACCATGCTCGTCCAACTAGTCGATCATAGGACGTTGCATTGGCTTGCAGAGAGAGGCACTTTCCCCGTAAAGTACCCCTATTTAGGGGAGTATTCGCCATACGCAAGATTGACACACGCAGTGTGGATTGAGTCCTCCACACATGCGTTAATGATGACTTGCTAACATGAACAATAACAACAAATTTAATGTATCAATTAACGAGGAAAGTTTAGAGTCCCAACATCAGAATGTTCACTTCAGTGATCAGACACCTCAATGGGACTACACAGTGGACAGTATGCCAGATCCAACTTTCAACATTGCCGACACGAATGACGCAGATCTTGGGAATTTCTTTTCCCGTCCTGTGAAAATTCAGTCGTTCAGTTGGGCGACGGGTACGAACTTGTTTGAGGAGTTCAATCCCTGGCGAGATTTCTTTGAAAATACCAGGGTGCTGAATCGTATTACAAATTTCAACCTTTTGCGCTGTAAATTGAAAGTGAGGATTGTTTTGAATGGTAATGGATTTCACTATGGGCGAGCAATCGCTTCATATATTCCACTACAAAATTTGGATGCTTTTACGCAGGATCGTTCCTTCTTCATCCAAGATGTTGTAGCTGCCAGTCAGCGTCCACATGTATATTTGGACCCCACTACCAGTCAAGGTGGAACCCTTACTCTCCCATTTTTCTGGTATGAGAACGCTTTGCGTATCCCGAACCAGGAGTGGAGAGAAATGGGTAAAATCATTATTCATGGTATGCAGAATTTGAAGCATGCCAACGGAGCAACAGATCAAGTGATTGTTTCCGTCTTTGCATGGGCTGAGGAAGTTTCTCTTTCCATCCCTACGGCAAATGAGCCAGGTGCTCTATCGCCGCAGATGGGAGAGGTTTTCACACCCCAAGCGAAGGATGAATATGGATCTGGTCCAATATCGCGCCCAGCAGGCGTTGTCGCCAAAGCTGCAGGCGCTCTTAGTAATATACCTGGTATAGGTATGTATGCGCGAGCCACACAGATGGCCGCAAATACAGTATCGGGTATAGCTTCGATGTTTGGTTATTCAAGGCCGGTTGAACTTGCGGATATACAACCGTACAAGCCGACTGTGGTAGGTAACATGGCTAATGCCAATGTGCCTGACACGTCAAATAAGTTAACCTTGGATGCCAAGCAGGAGCTCACCGTCGATCCGCGTGTGATGGGCCTCGGTTCAACTGATGAGATGACAATCAAATCAATTGCACAACGAGAGTCCTTTCTTACGCAGTTCGGGTGGGCCGTGGCAGATTCTGCCGAGACACTATTGTGGAATACCGAAGTTTCACCTGTGTTGTGGAATGAGCTAAATTTAACAAATGCCGAGCTTCATATGCCCGCTTGTTGTTTTGCTACTCTTCCATTTCGCAGATGGAGAGGAACAATGAAGTTTCGATTTCAGGTGGTCGCGTCGTCCTTTCACAAAGGACGTCTTAAGATAACCTACGATCCTTCATATCCTCTTACGAACGAGTATAACACAAATTACACGTATATTATCGATCTTGCAAAAGAACGAGACTTTACCGTTGCTATTGGTTGGGGTCATGAGAAGAGTTTGCTCAACCACCGCAATCCCATACAGGATGCCATACCGTATAGTACCTCTGCTCTTGGAGCAGATCCAGGTAACAATGCGAACGGGATCTTGTCTGTGTATGTGGTGAACGATCTAACTGTTCCCAATTCTACGACCAACAATGACATTGAAGTCAACGTGTTTGTGTCCGCCAGTGATGATTTTGAGGTATTCGATCCCGATTCTCGGAATATCGAAGACTTGGTCTGGTTTCAACCTCAGATGGGAGAAGTTTTCACCCCTCAGATGGCCGAAGTTGGAGGTCAACCAATGAATCAGCCTGATGCAGATCTCACGAAGCGTGAAGATGAACCGATGAAAGAAGAACCGTCACAAATGATGGCACCGATGTTGTCTGACCAAGATCACACTTCATGTGTGTATTATGGTGATCCAGTAACATCATTTCGCCAATGTTTGAAGCGGTATAACTATCACTCGGCAGTGTCGTCCGTTGGTGCAATTTGGTCTTCGACGATGATAAATTTGCGTAATAGCAATTTTCCATATTATCGAGGTTATGCACCGGGGGCTGTACACGAGACAATAATACCCGCCGCAGCAACGCCTTACAATTACTGTAAGATGACATTGTTGAATTACGTTACTCCAGCCTTTACTGGCAGGAGAGGTGGTCTGCGGTGGAAATACTTCCGGACAGGCGGTAACACAGAGGAAACATCTTTGATGATGGTTGCTCGAGATGCATCGTCCGTGAGTGGTTATGATCAGCAGGAAACTGTGTTGATCACACAAGAGGGTGGGAATCATTCTGATCGCGTGCGACAAAATGAAATGCTTATTCCTCATACGTGGGACGGTGCTTATGTTACCAGCACTTTACACAATCCAGTTGTTGAGGCTGAAATACCCTATCATATGAATGTTCGCTTTTCGCCTGCCAAGCAGGCGGATATGACGAGCGTCACAGGAGGGTTCAGATCATATCACTGGATGTCAACTATCTGGGAGGCGTCTGCCACTGATGCGGCAGCAATTCATTGTTTCGTCTCTGTCGGTGAAGATTTCAATTTAGGTTTCTTCACTGGAGCACCTGTGGCATGGCGAGTGCCTCAGGAGTCTGAGCCTCCATCTTCATAGATGTGGGACTCGCGGGGACAGACACCCCGTATCAGAAAATGTGGAGTTATACGATTCTCCAGCAGGAAAAACAAAATCCACGTGTCGGTGGCTGACACGGGGGGCAGTATTTTTGTGCCCTTGAGCTATGCCGTATTAATTTTGATGATGAAATTTTTACCTGGCATAGCCAGGGTTTTTTCGTAGTCACAACTTTATTAGCGTAGCTCAGCAGCGTAGTGGAA